AAGTTTTGTGTGAAACATTGCTGTGCTTGGCGAGGGGGTTGGTGTGGTGCTGAGTGGGGACCTGAGTACCGTAGGGGAAAATGCCTGTGGAGTCTGGAAGAGATTAAGGCGAAGAGGGGGCAATGGTTAAGTGAACCACGTTGATGGGGATAGGGGCGTAAGAATGACAATCGAAATAGTGATTAAATGCGATGGGCCGGGATGTCATGAAAAAAGAGAGATTGACGATTATTCCGAGTTTTGCGTTAGGCACATAGGATGGAATATTGACTACAGAACTGGCCTTCATTTTTGTCCGGCATGTTGGCCAAAAACTGAAAAAGAAATGGGCAATGGCGGCTAATGCTGAGCTGCGGCAGGGGTGCATGAGGAGGAGTGAGAATGTGGCTCAGAACGAAAAATGGTTTTTATGTCCACGAACTGAGGGGCGTTGTGTACGTTTCGTGGGTATTTGAAAAAGATAGGGAACATGCCGCTATATTTCCGACCAAAGATATTGAGAAATGGCGTGATACTATTGCAGATATGACTGGCTTTGAGCTTGATATTGTCCAGAGTAATGTGCCAAATAGCCTCATGGCATCCTTGATACATCACCACAAGCCGATACAGGCGGAGGAAGATTTATGAAGTGCCAAGAATGCAATGAGAAACAAGCCACTGTGATGATTACTAATTTGGCGGGAGATATGAGGTTTGTTTGCGATGAGTGCTCTACTGAAATCCGCGAGAAGCAATGGGCAAAAATACTAAGGAATGATGTTTATGGCCAAAATAAAACTGAGACGCGAAGAAAAGAAAAACAATAATCGGGCCGTCCCGGATAGTGCCATTTACGCAATTATTGCAGGGGACCGAGAGGTATCCGATGTTTTCAAGGAGTACGGTGTTTCGAGGCAGGCTGTTTATGAAAGGTTGAAAAGGATGGGGAAGGGGTTCCCTAAGTTAAGAACCTGGACACCCAGGCCGCCCAAGAGGGACGCCTTCTTAACGTGGGACGAGTTCGAGGACGATGAGGATTACGAGGAGGAGGAGGTTACGTGGCCGCGATAATGAGGACGCAGATAGGGAAGATTGACGGGAAACAGTTGAGGTTTCTTGCGCTTGTTCCGAGATGTACGGGGGATAATTGCCCTGCGAACGGGATATGCGAGAAATATAAGGAACTGGAGGAATCGGGTGGCCGGTGCAAGGTGCTGCATAACTTCCTGAAATCCCTGTATACCGACTGGGTGCATCCGAAAGAAGGCCTTGGGGAGGAGCTGACCCAGCTTCAGCTTGACCGGATCGGGACTCATTTGATGCCGTTATACCATCAGCTTGCAAGATTCTCTCTGGAGATTGCGTCTTTGGACACGACAACTTACGTGAATAAGCAGGGGAGCTGTATGGCTTACCCGCAATTCGGGGAGTTACGGTCCGTTCTGGTGCAGATCCGGGCTGAGATGAAGGATTTAAAGCTGGACGCTATGTGGGCGTCGAAGTTCGGAGGGGTGGGTACCCTTCCTTCCCGCCATACGAACCTTGACGCGATTATGCAGCACGGGCGGACGAATGCTTATGAGGATATGGTGGAGAGGGCTCATAACAGAGAGGATAAGGTGAAGGATGGCAAGACCGCAAAAAAACCCGCGTGAGGATTGGAGGGACGAGCGGCAGGAACCTACGCGATACGGCGTGATGGACGGCGGGGAAGGCATGATCCGGTGGTGCGAGGAGAAAGTCAATGTATCGATTACGCCTTTTGGATCCGCCGTGTCCGTGTGGTGCTCTTTGGGGAATCTGCCTACGGACACCCATCCAGTAACCGGCCGGTCCTACCGGGATATGTGGGAAGGCCAGAAGAAGGTGATCCGTGAAGCATTGAAGATGGAAAACGGCCGGTTTGTCTATCGGTTGATCGTTTTTTGCTGGCCGAGAGGTGAAGGAAAATCGCTTTTAGTGTGCTTAATTGAGCTGTACCGATTCTTCAACTTCCCGAGACAGAAGATAGTTTGCGGCGCCAACAGTAAAGACCAGGTGCAGTTCGTCCATTACGACATCATGCGGAGCATCGTTCTTCACAGTCCCATCCTGTTAGCGGATATTGGGAGAAAAGGAGTCCAACAGAAAGGCCTGTACTTCTTCGATAATCACGGTGCGGCACAGTCTGAGATTAAAACCATATCGTCCTTTTCAGGGATCGTGTCGAATATCGATTCCTACACCTTCTCCGAAATGTTTCAACAGCCGAAGTCCGACTTTTTTGTCCAGCTCGACGGCTCCATCCGAAACATTCCGAACGCCATGGGTTGTATAGACTCCACCGTTTCAAGCAAGCAGCATCAACTACACCGTCTCTACAACGCCTTTCTGAAAGGGGGAGATCCCTTCCTGTTCTTCTCTTACCGGTACAGTAAAGAAGGGGATCAGAACGACTACTGGAACCCCAACATGACTGCAGCTCAGCTGTCTTCCTACCGGACCAAGTTCCCATTCGGGGATTTTGAGCGGTATTTCTTGAATCTGTGGGAGTCAGGCGGTGAAAAGATATTCACGCCTGAGATTATTGAGGCGATGCACTATTTGGGAGTTGACCATAGGGTCAATGTCAACCAGACTTTGATGGACATGATAACAGAGAAAAACACGTTTTACCAACAGCAGGCGGGCTTCAAGGAGAGCGGGATAGAAGTCAAAACCCATGCGAAGATTCATGAGATAGAGCGCAGAATGTGGCCGGTGGAGTCCGTTTATAAGCTGAAAACAGACGGGAACCTGCCGAGGATGGCCGCTGCCACGGACCTTGAAAAGCTGAGCGATATTTACGATACCAACTGGGCGATCATCGGGGCCCTGGACCGCGGTGATCCCATGAAGAAGAAGACGTCAGCGAGAACGATCGTTGCCGGGATTGCCAAGGGACTCCCGGGGAGCAGAAGGAATCCGTACATCGCTTCGACTGATGAGGCGCCGGCGTACATTTACATCGTCGTTCATCTGGTGCAGATAGAGGACCACTCCCTGGAAGGCATTAAGACCCAGTTTCAGGCGATTCATGACGAGTTTAACGGGATGGAAATGCTGGGCGGTGAGCGTTGGGGAGCGTGGGACCTGGCTCCCTGGTGCGAGGATAGGGGGATTGCCCTGGATCTGTGGGTAGCCACATACGACAGACAGAAGGCTATGTTCGCTGAGTTCTTTACGGCGGCTAAGTTCGGCAGGTTTAAGATTCCTCCGGTTGCCGTTCCCGGTTACAAGAAGGACGATCTCTTCGAGGAGGAGGCCGAGGTGTTCGATCATCAACCGCCAATGTCGGGGAAGAAGAGTGGATTCTTCGGCAGTCCGGAAAAAAACATGAAGGAAGGGGTGCAGGATGATGCGATGTTCACGATAGGCGGAGCCATATATGCCGGGAGAGCGTTGTCTATTATTGACTTTAAGGAGAGAAAAGGTAAGATTCACTTCGGGGATTTCTTCCCTGCTGAGGGGTTACTTGGAGATTATAGGAGGTAGGGTTAGCCGGGTGGCGGAATTGGTAACGCATACGACGGGGCATTAGCACGAGATATCCGAGCCAACTTGATCGAGCGTAATGTTGCAGGTTCGACTCCTGCCCCGGCTAAACTTAACGAAACGGAGGTTTTTTATGGATCAGCGTACCATTCAAGTGTTGGCGAACTGTGGGTTACGTGGAGCTGAAATCGGGCGAAATTTAAGGATTATATTCCTGTCATTGAGAAAAAGTGCTATGGCAACAAATCAATCTCTTCGTGAGTTTGAGACAGCCATGGGCAAACTAAATCCTAAATACAGAACGGAGGCAAGAAACAATGGAAAATGAAGTTGTAAATTTGGAATCGGGGATACTGCAAAGCGCATCTGATGCAGTGATAAGTGAAAAGATCAAGGCATACAACGAAGTCATTGCGATATTTGTGGACATCGTCATGGACAAACCGCAGGGAAAGGGTGCTATTAAGACTTTAGGGAAGAGGTTTTCAACCGTAGGGATCCGCCTGTTTGCGATAGCGCCGGACGAGATCGTCACTGCATTCCTGAAATGGCGCACTTTGGCAACAGGCAACGAGAATGCGGAGCAGACCGTCAAGTCCTACGCAGAATTGCTTCTTGCCATAAGGCGTGACATTGTTCCTGAAACGAAGCATGACATTGAGGTCGCTATGGATCTGTGGGGGTGAAAGGGGGTGATACCTGAATGAGATGACAGAATAGAAGGTAAACCAAGATTAGTATTAGGCCCGGGAAAGGGGTTCCCCGGGTCTTTTTTTTGCATAAAGTTCCTAATTCTCACTTTTTTTATGCCTACCCATAACTTTTTTCTTGACATCTGTTAATTTTTAGTGAACTACTGTTGCATATTTGCAAAATCTTGCAAGGATGCAATGGCAGAATCGACCCCACGTATAGAGATCACCGAGGAGAACTTCCATCAATTTCAGTTCTCCGCGCCGTGGCAGTACTCAGGAACCCGCATCGAGCGGGACGCTGACGGTTTCCCCATTGCCAGGAGCCCCACCAAAGACGGTGTCCCCATCTACCGAACAAGGGAAGACCTTCACGCCCTTATCTGGAACAAATTCCATTCAAACCCCCACGTGAATACCAGCATCCGCGGTCTTGTGGGTCGCCTGGCAGGGAACGGTTTTGCTACCGTATCAGACATTCCGGAAATTGACGACGTCATAGAAGAGACGGAGACGGACTACAGGAACCGCCTTTACGATTACTGGCCGAAGTTTATTGCCAGAACTTTCATAAGCGGTGAACTGTTCCTCTGCTTCACCTGTCACGACGACGGGTTTGTCGAGGTGGATTTTGTGGACCCGGATCTGATCGCCGGGGAACCGCAGGACGGAATTATATTCCATCCCAGAAAGACCCGCATGCCTTTGATTTATTGCATCAAAGACACCGAGAACGACATTGAGGAACACATCCCATCCATCTACATGGCCCGTTACCCGGAGCTTTACAACGTGGCCAAATCGCAAGAAGGATTCAAGGCCAGAATGTTGGATCCATGCCGCACCCAAAAGCGGGCCTTCAAGTCGGTCGGAGGTTTCAATCGATTCATCGTGTCGTGGGATCTTGGCCTGATCACCAAACGCAGTACCTCTCATCTCCAGACCGTCCTTGTGTGGTTGAACCACTGGGAAAACCTCAAACTATACGAAATAGATCACAAGAAATCCTCCGGATCCTATGTGTGGGTAGTCAAGTTCACGGACATCAAAAGCTGGATGACCTGGCTCAGTCTGTCCGACGAACAGAGAGCTAAGACCGGCATAGGCGTACAGAAAACCCCGGGCTCCACCCTTGTTGTCGGTCCCAACATGGAGGTTACAGCGCAGAACCCCAACCTACCGAAGATTTCAGAGGGCGATTCGGACATCATGCAGATGATCTCTTCCGGCCTGAACGAGTCCCAGGACGTGACCACAGGGCAGAACAAAGGAACGTTCGCCAGTGTGAAGGCGTCCCGTGGTCCCATGAGCGATAGGGTATCAGACGAGATGATCTATTTCGAGAGATGGCTACGCTGGGATTTTTGGGGGAATATCTTTTTCCTGAAATCAGCGGTAACTGATTTTCCGAAAACCTTCCCTTCCAAAGAAGCGGTGGATTTTGACGACAAGCAGGAACCCATCTTCAAGACCAAGCAGAAGAAACCGGAGCGTTGTTTAGACATCATCTTCCCGGTATCCGAGATCGAGAACATCGAGGGCCATGCCAAAGCACTTCTGGGCGTGAAGCACGGATCATTGAACGATACGGCCGGGATCCCGAACGAGGAACTCATGAGGAAGCTGGGATTCCGGGGCTACAAGAAACTGCGGCTCAAGAAGGCCACTGAGGACAAGAAGTATCCGCCTACGATCCTGGCCGTTGACCAGGAATCGTACCAGGAAAAGATAGAGGCCGAACCGCCGAAGAATAAAAAGAACGCAGGGCAGGAACAAGCACCGCCCAAAGACAAGAAGCAGGCCCCCAAAAAGGGAGGACAAGACAATGCCTGATGAACTGGAAGTAACATTGGAAGAGACATCCTTCGGCCTTGCGGGTAGAGGGAGCTTTCTCCCCCATATCGCCATGCAGGTTTACAACACTCCGCTGATGATTCTCCCCCAGAAACTGGAAGTCATTACCAAGGTCTTAGGGGAACGCATAGGGCTTGTGGGTGGAAGCATCCCACAGTCCGAAATGGTTAAAGCCAGGCTACCAGTCAAGACGGACCGACTTGAGATAGGCGTCGTCCCCATCATTGGGAGCCTGGTTCACCGTGGATCGGGAATGGACGCCATGAGCGGGGTTCAGTCCTACCAGAAGATCCAGCGGGACTTCCGAGAAATGATGAGCGATCCCAGGATCGGATCAATCCTCTTGGACATTGACAGTCCTGGCGGGGTTGTGGCCGGCGTCTTCGACCTGGCCGACGAGATCCATGCAGCCAATGAGCAAAAGCCGGTCTATGCCTTCATCAACGAGCATGGTTATTCCGCAGCGTACCTGTTGGCGGCAAGTGCTCAGAAGATATTTCTCCCAAGAACCGGAGGAGTCGGCTCCATCGGAGTAAGAATGCTCCATGTGGATCAGAGCGAGTTCAACAAGAAGGCCGGGCTTAAAGTCACGAATCTGTACGTCGGGGAGAGGAAGATCGATTTCGACCCTAACTCCCCGCTGTCGAAAGAAGCATACGAATCCGCTATGGACGAACTTCAGGAGATGTATGCCCTTTTTGCTCATGCCGTATCACGATACCGGGGAATGACCGTTCAGGACGTGAAAGGCACGAAAGCCGGAGTATTTATGGGACAAACCGCCGTCAAGATAGGCTTGGCGGATGAAGTTATGACGTTTGGCGAGGCTGTATCGTTCATCGGGAACGATCTGGCTGGAAACAAAACAAAAATTCAAGCAGCGGCCCGGAGGAGGGCCGGTAAAAAGGAGGTGAAGCGCAAGATGCCTAACACCATGACAGCAGAGTTCAAGGCCGAAAACCCGGAGATCTACGATGAGATTCGGGCTGAGGTCGAGCGGGACCTGCAGGCCTCCTTCGATACCGAAAGAACAGGTTTCGAAACCAAGGTCGCGGGTCTCACTGCGGAGCTTCAGGATCGGGATAACCAGATCCAGGAGCAGGGCGCCAGAGTTTTAAAGCTGGAGAAAGCGGAGTTCATCCGCGCTGAACACGAGAAAAGCACACGCATTGCCAATGCTTCGGACAAGATTTGGACCAAAGCCCTTGCGGTGTGCGACATCCCGGAAAGGATGCACGCCAAGGTGAGAGCGATGGTTAAAACCGATGCGTTCGTCAAGGAGGATGTGCTGGATGAGGCCGTGCTGGATGAGGCTGCCTACACTGCGCGCGTGCGCGCGGAGATTGCAGAGTGGGAAGGCAACGGTATGACCACCAGTGTTCTTGGAACCGGGTTCGGTAACAAGACAGGGGATGCCGACCAGAGCGCAGTGGACGAACAGCGCCAGGAAGAGGACGATGACGCCTGGGTTGAGAAGATGCTTGCCTACAGGGGGCAGGAGAAGAAAGGAGGTGAAGCGTAATGTACGGAAGTCAACTTTACGGAACTGTCCTTACCGGACAGTCGGATATACGGGCGCTTTTTAAAAGCCGTCCCGAAGACGCTTTTGTCAAGGACATCTCTATCCCTGGTGGGTACGGGGTAATCCCTGGCGGAACGGTTTTGGGGATCATCACGGAAAGTACCAACAGGAAGGGCTATTATGTCCCTTATACCTCCGAGGTATTGGAGGCGGGGCTTACCACCCTTTTCGGCTTGGCCTACCTGACGTCTCCCGGGCTCAACAGCACGACGATTTATGTGACCATGGCCGATTCCTACAAGTTCGCGGTAGGCGATCATCTGGGGGCTGGTGACAGTGCTCTGGATAATGCTTCGGCTATCGATCTTGGCGCCATTACGGCGATTG